ACCTTCAATATCAGAGACATTGAAAACAGTTGCACCTTTAAAGCTAACCTTCATAATGAACTCTTGATTGCCTTCTTTATCAAGTTTAGGTGAGCCATCTTCATTAGTAAGATCAATTTTAAAAGGATTAGGCCTTAAAATTCTTGCAGCTTTAGAACCCTTTTTAACTACCCATCCTTGCTCTTTAGCTTGGCCGTAACCTATCCACAATGGTAGGTCTTGACCTTTAGACCACATATAAAGTTCTAAGATAATTGGATTAGATCCTGTGTAATGATGACCAGTTAAGAAATTTTGATGTATGCCCTGATTATCAGGCTTCCAAGGCTTACGCCAAGGACTAACGTCAGAAGTCCTATTCTCTAAAGCATTAATAACATCTTTAAGGATTTCTTCTTCTACTTTTACTCTTGGTTTTTTTGAAGTAAATGTCATAGTTTTGGTTGATTGGTTGACTGCTAGCTAGTAATAACTAACTGTTTTTAATATACCAACATATTCTGGTATTTGTGAAGTATTTGTTTACTGATTCCTTGCAATCCCTTAGTATCACTTAGTAATTACATCTTTACATTTTGTTATATTATACCCCCCTAACGATAATATGAAAATGAATACATGCAAACAAGAAAAATAAGACTAGAAACACTAAGAATAATATAAGATATATTATGAGATCCTAGTTATATCAATGGTTTTACTAGGATTAGATTATTATTTTTATATTTTTGCGACAGGCTAGGGGTAAATTTTTTTTTCTATATACGTATAACCCCTTCAAATTTTTGTAGTAAAACTATTTGGTTAGGTAGGAAGGCAGGTAGGCAGA